TGCATCGGCATTGCTTTGAAGGCGGCAACAGGTGCTGGAGTGCCTGAGGCAATACCCGTGCTCGTAGATGGCTGGGTAAAAGCTACCATTGGGGCGGCTTTAGCTTGCGGTGTCGCGTTGAAGATTGGAACTGCACCTAAACTCGTTGCGGCTTTAGCAGCCGACCATAATATTGCTTGTGCTATTCTGATGCAGAAGACTACAGCGGACGGCGATTACGCGGCAGTGTATTTCAAGGCTAACTTCCTCGGAGTAGGAACGTGATAGTTATGGGCGACAGCATTAACATTCTAAAGGAAGCGGTTGAGAGAGATGACAATCGATTCCCTGAAGGCTGGGGAGGATACTTAGAGAAGGCTAAAGAATCAACCTTTGTTCAGCGCTATATGAAAGAGGGGCTCTTTAGCGACATGGCTGGGGCTCTCGGAGCAATACATAAAAAGGTGGTTGAGGCGGCAAAACCCGCCTTAATAGGACGAGAAATAATCTGGGTCGTTAATACAACCGATCCTCTGGTGCGCTTCTTCAAACAAAAGCTTGCCGCAGCCTATGTCGTGGGCGAGACAGAGCCGGCGGAGGCTCCAGAGCGTATGGAGACCCAAGACATCTCATGCACAACAGAAATCGCCTGCAAGATGGAGTTCAGCAAATCCTATATTGAAGACGCACCCTTCGATGCTTTAGCGCGAGCGGCTGAGGAAGCCGCAAGAGCCGTAGCGAAGTTAGAGACTGACAAGATTCTCGCCTTATACAAGGGTATCGCCGCTGCAAACCTTGCAACCGGAGCGGAGATAGCCACAAACGAAGGCACGAGCTTCGCATGGAGTGACGTTGTCAGCCTATGGAACGCTGTGGAGCGCGAAGACTTTGACCCTAAGGTGTTGGCTGTCAACACGAGGGAGATGGGAGGCATTTTGAGCGCGAATCAGTTTATCCAAAGCCTATACTTTGCGCCGGAGTCAGCGATTAGGCAAGGTGTCTTTGAGCTGCCAGCCTTGGGAATGAAAATTGTGCACAGCAGCCTCGTTCCAGCCGTGGACGCGACGCACAACTACAAATTTGCCATCGACCCCGATTTCGCCGCTGTCCTGCTTGTTCGTCGAGATATCACAACTGAGCCGTTTGAGAATCCTGGGAAACTGCGCAGCGGACTCATCGTAAGCGAGCGCATCGGTCTGGGAGTTCTTCGATCGAAGGCTGTGGCGAGAGGCGTGTGATCCTAAATGAGCAAAGGCCTCAAGGAGAAGATCCTTAAACCCGTGAAATGCCCCTACTGCGGTTCCGAGGACGTCGTTGAATCTCCGCCGAAAATCAGCGGGAAAATGAAATATCACTGCAATAGTTGCGGTCGAGCCTTCTGGGGCTGAAACCAGTAAGATCCGGAGACCGATGAACAGGAGCATGAGGATGCTCCAACCATTTTAGTCGGATAAAATTTAACGTGAGCAAAATATGGTAGTCGAAATCGGCTACGCTGAAGGAACCTGTTCACATTGTGGCAAAACCTTACGACGGCGAAGGCCCGCCAATTATGCGGTTTGTGATTGTTATCGTTTTTGCCCGGTTTGTACACCAGCCTTTACACAACCGATGGACCCCTACACGCCGGATCTAACGCCTTCCACCTATGGGCCCATCCAAGGCGAAGACGTAACCGGCGACACGGAGGCACCCATCAAGATTCTTTACCGCTGCTCTCAATGTGGTTACTATAGTGCAACTCCACCGCAGGAAGTGAGGTTAACATGAGTCACCGAGAAGAACAGGATCGTCTCGCAAGGATTATTCTATCCTGCTTACAGAAGCGAGGTCGAATCTGCAGAACCGACCTGCTTAAGCTCACTATGCAAGAGTGCGGTACACCACGAAAGTTTGACAGCATTTTCCAATACTTGAAGAGATGTGGTTGGGTGGAGAAGCTCGGGCCCCCTAAATCGCGGGCACCGTACCAAATCACGGAAAAGGGAAGAAAAATTCTGGAACTACTAAAATAAGCTTCTGCGATACACATACCTCTCTTGACACACTTATACTGTTACCCTTTTTTTGAGTCTCTTTTTTTGAGTAACGTTTAAAGACACTCTCTTTTCGGCAAAATTGCTTAAATAAAGCTTCTTTCTTCGTTTTTCTTGCGAGCGTGGCTGTTTGGCGTACGGAACCAAATCTGACCTGAAACCTATTTTGGGGATACAAGCCAGCGACACCACATACGATACAGAACTAGACGAGTGCCTCACCTCAGCATACAATCTTGTGAACAGCCTTGCCAAGATCCAGGGGTTCTCTGTTCCGTTCAGTTCCCCACATCAAAACGTGAAAGACACTGAACGATATGTTGCCGCGTGGCTTTTCCGTCGTCGTCGTGCACCGCCGTCAGAGGCTGATGTGTTATGGGATATGGCTATGAAGTTTTGGGACACCTACGTTCAGGCTGAGAAAGAGGGGACGCTGAAAAGAATATGATCGGGGCGAAATGGATAGAGTTCTATCCCTCCTTTTCAAGGGTGGCGTTTCTCTCCATACTCAACTTAGGAGGATTCTATCCACGCCAAACAAAGGTGAACATGTTTGAGTGAAGTAACGCCTTTAAGAAATTTTGGCGCTGAATTTCATCTAAAAAAGAAATGGAATGAATTATGGAATCAGGTAGGCGAAAGACTTCTAAGGCTACCAAGAAGGCAGCGGAATATTCTGCTTGAAGATTTTCTCACTGCTATTCAAAGCCGAATCTTGGTTATGGAGAGGATCAACGAACACGCAAAGGAAGTGAAAACATGAAGCTGGCGAGAGGAACCATTCTGTCCTTAATCGCTATTGCGTTGATTATGACGACCGTTTCAGCAGCCCTCTTTTACTCTTGGCGAATCACCAGCAGAATCCGCGTTGAGTATCCTGAGCCACCCCCGCCGCCACCTCCTCCACCACCAACCGTCAAGATCGGAGTCTACACGGATTCGAGCTGCGTCACAGCGGTTACGGAGATCGACTGGGGAACCCTAATGCCTGGCGACGCAGCGAAACGGCTTGTTTACATTCGCAATGAGGGCGACGTTCCCGTGGTATTGTATATCAATGCTGAAAATTGGAATCCGCCAGAAGCCGCCAACTACATGACATTAGATTGGAATTATGCTGGCGCAGAAATTGGAGTTACCACGGGAATCGATATAGAGCTTCAGTTAACAATTTTCTCCAACTGCACAGGCATCACCAGCTTCAGCTTCGGCATCGTGATAACCGCAGAGGGATAATTGTTTGAGCTTTTCTGTTAGAGTTGATATGACGCTGTTCCGAGCCTATCTCGATTTTTTGCCTGCAGCAATAAAGGAGGCGTCAGGTGAGGGATTACATATGCTTGCTCATGCGGGACAAGCAATCATGATTGGAGAGGCTCCGGAAAGAACTGGCACTTTGCGAAGATCCATCATCATAATGAAAGACGGAGACGCTTACGTTGTTACTCCACTGGTTTCATATGCGGTTTATGTTGAGCGGGGAACAAAGCCACATGAAATCGTGGCTCGTCGCGCACAAGCGTTACATTTTGTTTGTCGGGGCGCCCCAGTCTTTTTCCGGAGGGTTATGCACCCAGGCACACAGCCAAATCCATTCATTGCGCGAACTCGTGAAAAAGTGAGAAACATAGCTGCGGACATGATGGCTGCAGCCCTTAAGGAGATTTTGCGATGATCAAAGATTTACTGAATAAGATCATTGAGAAACTTCAAGCTGAAGCCAACTTAGCCGGTGTCACTTGGCATTATGGCGAGCCAATAAAATGGGGTAGAGCAGACAAAGGCGAGGGATACGTGAGCTTGGCTCCCCTCGAGGAACAGCGCGTGGAGCCTCTCATGCGGGGAGACCGCCACATAATGAGCATTCTGGTTGGTCTCGCCTATCGCCATATAGACGAGAAAGTTTGCGATCAATGGGTCCACGACAAGTCCGAGATTGTTTGGCAGGTTTTTAAGGCAAACGAGAACTGGGATGGGCTGGTTTCAGAATCTCATCTTATCGGTTACGTTTTTATCCCTGGACGTGAAGCCGACTACGTTTTTGACATGATGGTAAGCCGGCTTCGCGTCGACAAGGAAGTTTATCCATCATAGTCACGCTATGCGTGCAAATAAAAAAGAGGAATGATTAGAAAATGCCTGAAAGATATGTTGCGGTCGCGGAAGAACCCAGCTATGCACCAGCGACGCCGGTAGTGCCAAACAAATTCTTTGACGCCAACTTCTGCGAAACCAGCCTAAATCCGGGACTAGCGTTTCCTGTGTCGATTCGAGGTCGATCACTGCTGGAACATCGTGAAGGCTACTTGCAAGAAGCTGTTGCAGTGAACATGGATGTGAAACCCGACAACATGATCGGTTGGTTCCTCAAATGGATTATTGGAAGCGTCACATCAGCTCAGCAAGGCGCCACCATAGCGTACAAGCACACGTTCAAGGTGGCGGAAACCGTGCGAAGCTTTGCTTTAGGCTACAACTGGGACGCCATAAAGGAGAAGCGGATTCCGGGATGCATTATGTCTGGGCTCAACTTTAGCATCGCAAGAGGAGTAACACCATTGATCGCAGACATAACCGCTATTGGGCAAACTGAGAAACTTGAAACCGTGCAGTCTCCTTCAGGCTGGAGTGCCTTAGCTCCGTTTAAGCCTTATCAAAGCAAAGTGGAACTGTCCGACAGCGAACTAGCGAACCTTGTGGAAGCCTTGAGAATTAACATCGCCTCAAGAGTTTTCGGTGTGGGAGACATCGGAGTCTTAGGCAGCAGAAAATTGACCCGCATAGAGTTAGCTGAACGCGTCATCACTGGAAGCATGGATCTACCTTTGCTGAGCGGAACCCTCGACGTTTATCAACGCTTCTTAAAGGACACTGCAGCAGTGGAGCCAGGTGAACCCGTTGTGCCTTTCAAGCTAGAGTTGCTCATCGATACGGGCATAGTGATCGCGGACACGTACAAGTATCGCTTAGACTTCATACTGCCCAAATGCGTCATCACAGGAGCGCCAGTAAGAATTGAGCGGCAAGAACGCAAAATGTTTCGCGTAGACTTTCAATGCGAACGAGGAACCGTAGGAGCAAACAACACGGAGATTCAAGTAGAGCTAACAAACGCGGACACCGGATACCCAGATGCTTCATAAGAAGGTGGAACAAGTGTCGACAACTCGTGAGATAACCCTTCCCATAGATGTCTTTGAGAAACTCTGCGACATAATGAAGAAGAGAGGATTTCCTGAGAAAGCAGTAAGCGAGAGTCAAGTCATCTCAGAAGCCATTGAACTGCTACACAAGAAGAACAAGGCAACTAAAGAGGGTTGACGCCTTTGGCTGAGGAGCCCGAAGACAAACCTGTTGCCTCTGCTGAAGAGTACCGGAAACTTTGGAAGCCTGAGGAAGTGGTGTGTCCAAGCGGATTGAAAGTAGAGATGGCCTACCTGGATCCGATTGAACACCTACTTCTCCACATTGACGAAGACAAAAAGGCAGAGTATGAACGTCGCAGCCTAGAGGAGATCACGAAGGAATCCACCAAAGCCATTAAAGAGGATGAACGTAAAGCCCAGATCAAGCTTCTTTCCAACATCGTTGTAAAGCCTAAAATTGTTGAGGGAAAACCGGAAAACGATGGCGAACTCGGGTTCGATGAGATCAAGATTAGTGACCGAAGATTCCTGGTGGGTCACGCAATGAACCATGTGGGTTTCGCTGGGAGGGCGAGTGAACTAAGAAAATTTCGTGGCCTGCTCAAAGCTAAGGGGAATCGTAGACCTCGTAGCGGAAACCTATCACCAGAGACCAAGTGACCTATTGGACCCAGATTGTAAGCATTTGAAAACGAGGTGGGAAAGACTACTTTTCGACGCTGAGTTTGCGGCAACACGAGACTTAGGTAAAACGCAGCTTCCCGACCTTGACGGATCAGTGAGTGCGGAGATCCTTAGGCAAAGGGCGTTAATGGAGATGAAGAAAAAGGAGATGTATTCATAATGTCTAGTCCAGAAGTAAAAATAATTCTATCGCTTATAGATCAAAGTAAAGAAGGTTTAGCGTCAGCTGGGTTAAACGTTAAACGCTATGCGGATACGGTTGAGCAGGAGAGCAAGAAGATTCAGGTTAGCTGGAAAGACGTGGCTACGAGCATCAGCGGCGTCGTTACCGCAGGCTTCGCCTTATACAGCATGTACGAGTCGATTCAAAGACAGCAACTTATGGTTTTACGTGGCACAAACGTGTTGGAGGACGCTCAAAGAGCTCAAGCCAATGCGTTGGAAAAATTGAATGAGGCTATAGCAAAACATGGGGCGGGAAGTGAAGAGGCAGCGAAGGCTCAGGAACTCTACGAAGCGAAATGTAAAGATGTCGAGCTAACTCAGGAAAGGTTAATTTACTATCAAAACAATTACAACGAAGCGATATTAAGAGCTGCCGTTTTCGTAATTCCCAGCATGATAACGATGGTTGACCGAGGAACAGTTGCTTACAAGGAATTGAGTAAAGCCGTCGACGCGGTGGCTGCTGGTCAAGCGTCCCTTACAACAACAACCGTGGCTGCCGCAGGAGTCATCGGTATCGCGGCGGCTGCGGTTGGTGCAATGTACATCGCCTTTGAAAAACTTGCGGAGTACATATATGATGTCTCAGACGCTGAGGAAAAACTTCAAGAGGAAACTTTGAGATCGGCGAAAGTCTTTGAAAGTTTAGATGCACAGTTAAAGGGGATAGAAGACGCCTTACCTGATGTCCAGAAGCAAGTTAATGAACTCACAGAGATCTTTATTACGGGTGCAGATAAAGTCAAAAAGTCATACTTTGATGTTTTCACGAAGGAAAGCCAAGAGTTTCAAGAGAATTTAACAACAACCGCTAAACTTGTGGAAGATTTTCTATCCGGCATGGAACCCGCTTTTGGGTCGGTTTCAGTAATTATACAAAGCTTCGCAGATGAATGGGGCTTAACTTGGGATCAAGCTGAATCAATAATAATGGATGCGGTTTCGGGAATCAATAAGCAAATGGACACTCTCAAAGGATCTTTCTTTGACATATTTACTGAGGAAAGCGAAGGGTTCAGAGCCGATTTAGAATCAATGGGGCAGGCTGTTTATGAAGCTATGTCTGGCATGGAGCCCGATTTCGCGTCTGCAAGGGACATGATTCAAGAGTTTGCTGATCGCTGGGGTCTCACATGGAACGAAGCAGAATCCATGGTGATGGATGCGGTTGAAGAGATTAAGGCTACTGTGGGAACCGTTGCACCAACCCTGGAGGAAGAGCTTGTTGGTAAGGCTCAGGCTGCCATGGAACGGTTCAAGGAGTGTATGGGTGAGAAAAGCACGGCTACGAGCGATGAAACGCGAGCAGCAATGGAAGACATGGTTTCCTCAGTAAACGAATTAATTTCAGCCGGGCTACTCGGCGAGGCACAAGCGTTGATGGATACATTCAAGGAAGCTGAACCGGATAAAATGTGGACTATGGTGGAAGATATCGATGCTGCTATTGAAAGTCTTACAGCGGAGATGGAAGCTGAATATGAGAAGATGCTTGCATTGGCGGATACGCTTAGCGGAGAAGAGCGGGACTTGATGATTCAACGGGCTGAAGAAATGAAAGCCGGCTATCTTGCGCAAATAGAAGAATTAGAGAACATGCGTAGTATGATTCTCACAAGAATGGAACTGGAAACTAAAGGCTACACGGAGGCGGAAATCAGCACTATCATGTCTGGGTTGAGCACGATACAAAGTTTAAGCGGAGCAAAATGGAATGAGATCACCGCTATATGGGAAAGATGCCTCGAAGAAGCTAAAGGAGATTTGAGAGCAGCCATCGCAGCGATGCAAGCTTACATTAATAGCCTTAAAGGAAAAGAGATCACGATAACAACAACCTACGTCACAAGATACGTGACTGAAGGCGGAGAAAGAATCCCATATTATACGGGGACAACAGCGGGAACAGGAACAACAACTACAACAACGCAACCAGCCTATAACGCACCACCGTCTTTACCGCCTTCAATACGGCAAATGGGATTAGAATACGTGCCATACACGGGCTATTTAGCCATGCTTCACCGAGGGGAAGCGATTCTGTCGGAGCGTGAAGCGGAAACTTGGCGAAGAGGACGGAGCCGGGGAGGAGACATCAACATTAACATCGCTAACGTTGCTCTCGCGAGCGACATGGATATCCGTGAAACCGCCCGAAAGCTCGCCAGGTACGTGGCTCAAGAAGAGAGGCGATTAGGACTTGACTGAGCGTAGCATTCAACTTCTTATCTGTAAACCTTCAGATTATCGGAATGACATGGCCGATCCCGCATGCGGCTGGGTTGAAAGTTGGTACTCTCAAAACTATGTGAGCAGAGAAAAAGAAAGCAACGGCGACATCTTTAAGACCAAATGTGTTTTCAACGCTGTTAACGGCTGGCATTTTTTGGTTGATGCGGGGCCTCAAGTTAACCCGAATACGCATCCTTACGTGATTATGCGGTATAGAATTAATCGGGCTGATTGTCGAGTTGTCATGAAATTTGTTCAAGACATAGGTGGAATAGAGGTTTACGGCTGGTGGATTCTTGATCCTCCGAGCACAGATTGGACGATTGCAGCGGTTAAGTATACAGAGCTCACAGGCAAAAACCCCTTCACCGGCAATTACATCGATAAGATACATGTTGGCTTCGATCTGAATGAAGCCGTTGCGGAATATATTCTTGAAATTGATTTTATTTTATTCACATCTATTAACCCATTTTATACAGATGAAGATTTAGGCGATGTTTTCGATGTTCCCAGGTGCAATATTGGCGTAAACGATAAAACTGATTTTTTAAGCCTTGTCGTTGAAAATTTTGAGGGTAAAAACAAAACCAGATTCGCATATCGTGACGAAGCATATCTTTGGGTTAAAAAGAATGGCGATTTCCAAAGAATTTTCGGAGGCTACATTGAGTCGATTGATCCGGAGAGCGTTCAGCACGGACGCGAATATTTAACGTTGAATGCGTTAGGTTGGTCTGCTCTCCTTTATGAGCGTCTCAGCGTTGAGGCATATGAGGATGAAGACGCGGATGATGTTGTTAAAGACATTATCGACAAAGCAGATAAGCAGGCTGCGTTGGGGTTCACAACTTTCGGCGTTAAAGATGTCCAGAAAAAGGTGGATATATTAAAGTGCGATTACGATACTCCGTTGAGCAAACTTGTTGAGATGTGTGATGACTTAGACTTATGTTTTCACATGGAACCCAACCGAGACGCAAGTCTTTATCCCAAGGGCAAACGTTTTCTACGCTATGCCGGATGGATGGAGGACAGCTGGGAGAAGGGTTGGGCCTGCACGTCGCAGTTTTTTGAAACTGACAGCGACATCGCCCAAATGAAAACAGGGTCCTCCGGCGGAACAGGCACTCTATACCGTGTAACAGTTTTCTCCGTCGATTCCACGGTTTTTAAGAAGCTTCTTTTAGAGCTAAAGGGCTCGGATATAGACACACAATATTCTGTGAAAGTCGTAATCGAGGATGATGCAGAGTACACGGTTGAGGCTTTAACAGCGGCTCCAACATCCTACACAGTGAAGGAATGGGACCTAACAAGCATAATCACTGGTGCAAACAAAAATGTGAAGGATGTGAAGCTTGGCATATCTAAAGCGGGCAGCCAAGGTATTCTCTACTTCAAGTGGCTCGGTTTCTTCCCTGTGACACCTCCATACGAGAAGATTACGTTGGACGCAGCGACAAACGTCCGCGCTGGAGCCTTCTTACGCGAGCCTAAGAAAGCCCGTAACATGGTGATCGTGAAAGGTGACAAGTTCACCTATAATGTTCCAATTGATGCGGATGAGTGGACGAAGGAACCTGCGCCAACCATCATTGAAGAAGACAACGAATCTTTCTGGTCGCCCGATGCATGGGGAACCGGAGGAACGTTAGCTTTACCAGTTATATCGGGAGATACAACTCAAAAGATTGCAGGAATAAAATCTACAAAAATCGTAATTGGATCTGGCTCATACACGAATTGGGGTATCAAACATGATTATCCTTCCGGCCAAGACTGGTCACTTAAACATTACATATTTTTCTGGTGGCAAGGACAAAACACGGGAGACGTAGTTGGTTTCTATCTTTACACAACAGTCCCATCAGATTGGATAGGATTCACTTTTCAAGACAACTTTTCAGGATGGAAGCTTTTCATTTTTAATCTTGATGATCCCAGTGTTCAAGGAGGTCAATTTAATAGAGGCAATATTAACAGAGTTGCAATAGAAGGGCATGTACAAGGAACTTTCCGTATCGATGAAGTTGTTCTCAGTATCAGCCGGTTCTGTTGGGGAGCCGAACACTGCACGCTTAGCAATGATCAAGACTCGAAGGCGGGAATCTACGCCCTTAAAGCAGAGTTTGAAGCGGGCGTCGTAAGCGATTTTAAACGTCAAAGTAGTGGTTTTATTCTCCAAGACCCGTTTGATACGTTGGACCTAACGAAATATGATAAGGGTGCCCATGGTGGTGGCGAGGGAGACTCCTATGTTGAAGCGGGAGAACTCATTAACAAAATTAGGTACATAACGAGTTCTTACCGCAGATATATAGTTACGAAAGATTTGAAGCAACTGAACGGCATGGTAATTGAGGTTAAAATTATTTCTTCAGGGTTAAATCCAGCTACGTCAAACCGATTTATTCTTTCCACAACACACACGACAAACGGCGATCCAACAGCGACAGATCATGTTCAAGTGGCTAGTTATTTGGACTGGGCACAGACACAGAATAAATGGCTGGTTGAAGAAAGAGATTACCCAAACGATCCCGTAAGGCATTATGACGGGCCTCTCACCGCGGACAATACAAAAGCCGCAAAAATAATCATGACGGAAAACAACGTGAAAGTTTACCTCGACGACGAGCTTGTGTGCAACAAGGCCCGCATACTCAGCTTTACCGACGCTTACATTTACCTCTACGGAAGCACAAGCAATACATCATTCCAATATCCAAAGCAAGATAACCTAAAAATCTACAAAGACACGAAAATCTATGTGGAGGGGCTTTCGCCAAATTGGAAGGTAGAACTTTGGAGCGGCACCAACGCTTCACCCGGCTCGAAACAAGCAGAGGCAACTGTGCCCGCAGGTTCCACGGTTGCTGAACTTGATGTTTTAACCCTTGTTTTCCCGTTTACAGGATTTTTTAAGGTTTTCAAACCAGATAATATCCTTGATCACACGAGCCCAGATTACAGTGACATTTGGGGTGGAGACCGTTACCTCGCAAAGCAAACGTCCGCCGCGATGGAGCACAAAGTGATCTTTCCAAAGACGAAAGACTTGAAGATAAATGCGGTTGAGCTTAAGAAGCTAAAGTTCTGGTTTAAGCACAGCAGCGGAGACGTCGCGGAAACGGCGCGCTTGATTCTTGCAACCGATGATGACAACTATTATTATACCAATTTTAGTCCGGTGAATAAGTGGAAGGAGCTTTTCGAGTTTGATGTCGGCTGGATTCAAAACATTCTTTTCGAAAACGTGGGTACACCAAGCCTGAAAAACCTGAATTATATTGCTTTTCTTTACCCGGCAACGTCCGCTGTCGAATGGGTTATGATTGATGAATTTAGATTTGAGGGTGAAACGGAAGCTTGGGGCATCGCAAGAGATGAATCATGCATAAGCGATATAAGGTTACAGCCAGAGAAGATTTTCAGCAGTTACTATAAAACTCAGGAAGACGCTCAAGACGCAGCTGAATACTTCCTGTCGATTCTGAAGAATCCTCCGCTTGTGAAAGGTTCTTTAACTCACCCTTGGGGCTTACCTCAATTACGGGCGGGAGACACGATTATCGCGAACGTTCCAAATGAAAACATAAACAATGAAGAAATGATTGTGAAGGAAGTAATCCACGTTATTCCGCCAGCTTCCAGCAAACTCACTACGGAAATCAGCTTGGCGGGGGTTCCACACGCTTTAACAGATCCACAAAAGCGGTTGAAGGAACACATTGAACGCCTCACGAAAGCAGATGTTTACGCGGAAAACGTTGAGATTCTCGCTATGCCACTGAAAGAAAACTTGCAGATCACGGATGTTTTGAAGGCTGAATTAGAAACTATCTTAACGGACGACATGTCCATAACGGACATTATTGAGGCCCTTATCGAGGCTCTTTTGAGTGAAACCATGACTATAACTGATGATCTTAAGGCGGATATAGAGGTTCCAGTTTCCGATAACATGTCTATTTCCGATTATCATGAACTTCTTGAGCAAATTCTCGCAGCAGACAACCTGTCAATCTCAGATTACATGGAGGCTCTTATAGAAGCTCTTCTCTCCGACAACATGAACATAAGCGACTATCTTCAGGCAAGATGGATTTGGGAAGATTTTAATAACTTGACGAATTGGACTGCGGAAACTGGAACATGGAGTGCCGACGGCGTAGCACATCAAACTGACACTACTACAGGAGGAAAAAGACTTAAGTATACTGGCGGAAACGTTTTTCTCGCAAATTATTTTGTGGAGATACGTTTCAAACATCTCCTTAATGAACAATGCCAATGCAGTACTTTTCCAAGGTATGTAGATCGTAGTAATTCGTATCAAGTTATGTCGCAAGCTAACGTTGATAAAGTTTATCTTTACAGGGGAGTAGGCGGAAGCTGGACCCTTCTCGCTGAAGCTGCCAAAACAATAGGCTTGGACACTTGGTATAAAATGAAGGTTGACCAGAGAGATGAAGGTGCAAACTGGCGATGTAAAGTTTACTGGCAAGATGAAACAAGTCCGTGCATAAACTACCTTGAAAGCCCCCGCACCTATAATAATGCTGGGTCAGCGGTAATTGAGGGATACAACGCTGTTGCTGGCCCGAAACAAGACTTCGATTATTTTTATTTGTGGACGGAGTGAATGGAATGATCATCGAGAAAACGTATATTTGCACCATAATCGGAAGCGGAACATATGAGGACCCGCGTAGACCAGCCCTTGCAGATCAAGCAATCGGTGAGAAAAGCTGGTTTATGGTTGAATTAGGTAAGGTCAAGGGAAACGATTGGTGCTTAATCAGTATTGTGGCTGATGAGGCTGACCATGAAAAAATAGTTTTAGATAAAGATGAAATTCATTTCGCCACTAAAATGTCTTTACAAATAGATTCAGCTAAGTTAGATGAATTAAAAACTAAATTTTCTAAGTTGCTTGAGAAATGGGAAGTCGCTAAGAAGTCTTGGGTCACGTTAGGACAAAAAACTGGAAAGGAGGAATAAACATGAAGAAAGTTCGCGAAATGTTGAAAATAGAGGATGTCTGCTACGCGGTCGTGGAACACAAAGACGGTAGAATCGAAATCGTGCAAGCAGATCCTGACTTAGTCGTCAACGCCGGCCTCAACTTCTACCAACAACGCATGTACAGCGACACCGCGACGAAGATGACTCATGGAGCCGTTGGAACAGGCACAACCGCACCAGCAGCAGGAGACACTACCCTACAGACAGAGGTGCTTCGTAAAACCTTAACGGTGACAACGAACCCGAGCACAGGCAAAGCCCACTTGGAGTTTGTTGTTGACTACACGGAAGCCAACGGAAACACCCTCACAGAGGTAGGAATCTTCAACGCGGCATCAGGCGGAACAATGCTGATGAGGAAACTCTTTGCGAGCAGCATCCCAAAGACCAGAGACAAGAAAATCACGGTTGTGGTGGAAACAACGATAACAGCGGCGTAAAAAAATGGTAGAGCTTGTCAACGTCATTGCTGCTGCGGTTTGCGGCTTCGTCTTGGGAATGGCTGTGCATAGTGCTTGGCTGCACACGAAAGAGAAGAAGCGAAAGTGGGGGATAAGCCATGATTAAAAATGGAGAAGGGGTAAGAGCGTGGCTAAACGGCTTCGTCACCCTAATCCAGAGCACCACACCGGAGGAGTGATGCCCAACGAAAAGTAGCGATGAAGTTCTTAAAACGGTTTCGCATCTCCGCTTCGGCGACCTCATCGAGGTGGAGTGGTGGGACCATTCCAAACGAGAGATAAGGCTGAAGCCTAAGGGAAGAAAGCGTTACCTTATCTTTGATGTGCCCGTCAAATCCGTGGGCATATTCTTCGGTGTAGCTGGCGAGGAAGCCAAGCACATCGTCTTGGCAAGAGACGTCTTCATCTGGCCGAGCATGGGTGACTTCGACGTTGACGCTACAGCCATCCTCCTCGGGGTTACAAAGAGCATCAGGGTGATAGCTCATGGGTTGCTGGATCCCAAGCTTGCCACCCTGCTGAAGGGTGCTTGGGAGAGAGGGCAGGTCCGCATTGTTAAGAGGGGCAAACAGATGCGACTGAAAGTGGAGGAAGACGAATATGAGGAACGCGATTCGTAGAGCCTTAACAAAAACCGTGCGGATAAAAAAGCGACAAGCTGAGATGCCGCCCAATGAAAAGCTTGTCTACGGCATGTACTTTACCATAGCAGCCCTCATCGGCTTGATAATCCTCGAGGTGGCACACATGGCTTTTTTGGGATCATGGAACAGCGAGATCTTCGCGGCCATCACCGCCCTGATCGGCACCATCACAGGCATATTCATCTCGCAGAGGACGTGAAAACCTCAATGAACCTGAATGATGAAAAAAAATATTTTTTTAATACATACAGGGCCTTCCGCAGGATCGCTAAGGAAATTGAAAAGTTAGAAGGAAAAGACTTCATTAAGGCTGAGTCCTTTTCTGAACGTGACAGAATATCCCGCATTTTCGCTGCTGAGTGTTACGAGTTAGCGAAGAAGTTTGCGAAGGAACAGAAACATAAACTCAGCCTGCAGTACATGAAGCTTGCCTGTAAGCTTCTGAACATGTCTCTCAGACCCAAAAAACTGTCTGATTTAGAGGAAATCAGGAAGGTTTTGGCGCAGGTCAAAAAGGAGCAAGCTATCAAATGAGTATCGATTGGAGAAGCCAACCGACCAGTATTCCAGCCCTATGGCGTGAAATAGAAAAGCTACGGACTATACAACTGCGGGACTCGGAGCGTCGAGACGTATGGTTTGTGGCGAAGGCTTTAGCTGAGGTTAGCGGTCAACAAGCCAACGAAGTGTTCAAGCGTATTCTGCCAAGAGACGAAGAGCAGCTCGAGAACATTTTGAAGCTTTATGAAAAGATTAAGGGTCACACCCTAGCTGAAATGATTGAGGAACCATTCTTTTCAGAAGTCTTCCTCAATTTCCACCCGACACCTTACCAGCTAAAATTTCTGATAGACACAAGCAGGCAAATAGCAACCCGTTGGTCGAGGCAGAGCGGCAAAACCAAAAGCTTCGGCATCAAAGGCTTAAAATTCTGCGTATTGCATCCTATGAGCCAAGCCATCATCGTGGCACCTGGACTTCGTCAAAGCATGCTTGTCTGCGACCGCTTCGAGGAAACCTACTATCAAATGGCTGAGTCTGCCCGAAAGGCTTGGATATCCAAGCTGCAGAGAACTAAGGTAACCTTTCAAAATCGTTCCAGAATGAAGTTTCTGCCCTACAGCCTGCACAGGCTTAGAGGTGAAACCAGTGATCTAATTTTTGTGGATGAAGCTGCGTTCATTCGCGATGATGAGGTGCTCTTCGACAATGTTCTCAAGCCAATGATGGCCACTCGATGGGAGAAAGGCGCCCAGATAATCGCCAGCTCAACTCCCTGGGGGCGAAACAACATGTTCTATCGGTTCTGCAAAGACCCGAAGATAGCGCCGGAGTGGAGTCAACATCACGTAACATGGAAAGAAGCAGTGCAAGCTGGCTTGATCCCTCTGGAATTTATTGAAAAACAAAAACGTGAAATCTTGTTAGATAGATTTCTTCGTGAATACGAAGCCGAGTTCACAGAGGACATCGACCGCTGGCTACCCCAGGACCTCATCTCAAGGTGTGTAAGCAGTGACATAGAACCTTGGGAGTTTGAGGACTTCTTTACGGGTAAAGAAGTTTTTCTGGGCGTAGATTTGGGTAAAAAAGTAGATTACAGTGTGGTTGCTGCCATCGAGAAGATCGGAGACAGCATTGTGCTTCGCCATGTCAAGGTTTTCGATTTGGAAACTCCTTACGCCTCGGTCATAGGCTACGTTAAGGTTTTGTGTGAACGTTGGCGCTCCACCATCAGAGTGTTAGTGGACCAAACTGGTGTGGGCGAGTACATTGTTGAGGACATGAAGCGAGCTCTCATAAACGCTCAAATCGAAGGCGTATTATTGTCATTGCCGACTAAAGAAGAGATCTGCAGTTATCTCAAACAGAAGATGCAAAACAAGCAGTTCAGCCTCTATTACGACAACGACGTAATCACTAACCTCAACGTGGAAACCTTCGAGTTAACCAAAGACGGACGCATCCACTTTGCCCACCCAGAAGGCACACATGACGACATCTACTGGGCTATCGCCTTAGCATGCACAGCCAGCCGATCTGAACCTTCAGCGCGATTAATGAGGGCATATTAGCCATGAGACGCAGAGAGCTATTTGAAATTCAGAGGTACGCTCGCGTCTACGATAGAAGAGAAGGCAAGTTCATCATTAGCCTCTCCTATAAGACCGCAACGGACATAACACCTCGCACGATTCAGGTGGCTGAGGCCTTCGGGCTTGGCGTGGACCAGTATCAGAAGCAAGTGATTTATGATAACGTGGAGTTAAAGATCGGTCCGAAGGACATCGTGTATCTCACTGGGGATTCCGGGTCAGGGAAGTCCATTCTCTTAAAGGCTTTCAAGAAGGATCTGGGGCCGGAAGCTGTGGACATGGCGGATATCCGAGTGGACCCAGACAAGCCATTAATCGACACGGTGGGCAAAACCCTTGAAGAGGGCCTCGAGCTGCTCTCCCGAGTGGGCCTCAACGACGCCTTCCTCTTTGTACGCCGCTACGATCAGCTCTCAGACGGCCAGAAGTATCGATATCGGGTTGCTAAGCTAATTGAGAGCAGCGCCCAATTCTGGATTATGGACGAGTTCTGCAGCACCCTGGACAGAGACACAGCCAAGATCGTGGCGTTTAACGTGCAGAAGCTCGCTCGGAAAGAGGGAAAGGCCGTGATGGCTGCAACGACGCACACAGACCTCTTCGAGGACCTAAAGCCTTCAGTTCACATCCACAAAAGATTCGGAAAGGAGATCCAAGTTAACTATTATCCTAATGAAATCAACAAGACCTGCTCCTTGACTAAGGAGATGTACGTCGCAGAGGGGTCTATTGAGGATTATCATAAGCTCTCGGGCTTTCATTATCGAGACAACAGACGAGTAGCCGCAGTTTACAAGGTTTTCGTTTTGAAGCGGGGAGACGAGGTCTGCGGCGTCATTCTATACAAGTACCCGGGCTTAGCGTGTCAAGGGAGGAAGGAAGCCCTTGGCAAAGTATTGTCCATCCAAGAGCTGAATCGAGACTTAACCACCATCGCCCGCGTCGTGGTCCACCCAAAATACCGCACCATAGGCCTCGGCACCAAACTGGTCAAAGAAACTCTGACCTTGGTTGGCAAGCCTTATGTGGAAATGATCGCTGTCATGGCCAAGTACAACCCCTTCGCAGAGAAAGCAGGAATGCGAAAAATCCTGGAAAGCAAGCCCAACCCAGCGGTCCTCGAAGCCATAGAAAAACTGAGAAAGCTTGGCTTCAACCCGGTTTTCCTTTCCTCGGAGAAATACAACACGCGTCAGCTGCGGAATCTTCGAGCGGTTAGCCAAGTGAAAACAATCCTCAAAGACCTCTCTAAGTCTGTGGGAATCTACCGCAAGCGCTTATTATCGGGCCACAAAGCCTACTACACCCACAAAGAGTTTTGCAAACACGTGGAGGAAGCTGACGTTAAGAAATTGGGGAAAATGCTTCGCATACTCGGCTTCCTAACACAAACAAAAGTTTACCTATTTTGGAAAAATCGCGCGCGAGCCGACAAGGGCGTCCTGGAGCCCGTTCAATCCGGGTTCTCCATGATCACGGAGGTTAAACGAGATGAGCGATCTCGATGAGGATGCCAAGGAGTTTCTCGAGGCCTTAGATCCGTCGACCATGAGGGTTTACAGGGTGGGCCTAGGGTCCTTCCAGTCCTTCTACGGGGCCTTAAAGGATTTTCTGGACGCTGTGGAGGAGGACCTGCGCAAGCCTAGGCGCCAGAGTGCGAGGGTAGCTAGGAACGCCCTCAAGGGATTCGTGGAGTGGCTTCAGGAGAGGGACTGCGCGCCCAAGACCATAAGGACCTATGTTGCCGCCGTCCAATCTTATGGCAAATACTACGACCTCAGCATAAGCACCCGCTACGTGAACATGCCCGCCAGCCATCCGGTCAGCCAGAAGTTCCCCTGGACCCTCGAGGAGGTAGCGGAGTTCATCAGCCTGATCAGGAAGCCCGAGGTAAGATCCGTGGCCGTGACACTGTTTCAATCCGGACTCTCTGTCTCCGACGCCCTAGCCCTCACCTACGGAGACATCAAATACGAGTATGAACAGGGAATCGTTCCCTTGTGCCTCGACTTGGCCAGGATCAAAACCGACGTGCCGTTCATGACATTCGTTGGGGAATGGGGGGTGTCGCTGCTCAGGGAACACCTGAGAGGGAGAAGGCTGAGGCTTGGGAGCCGCCTGTACACCACATCCCACAGGGCCATCGACCACTGCTTTGAGAGGCTGGGCAAACGCTGGATGGGAAGCTATAGGGGTCAAAACCCGTGCAGGCCCCACAGCCTGCGAGCAGCCTTCCGTACCCTGCTAGGCGACGCCAAAATGGATCGAGACGTCGTCAAGTTCTTCATGGGCCAAAGGCTTCCGGAGCAGGACAGAGTGTACCACAGCAGGAGCCGAGGCGGTTGGAGAAAGATCTATGCTGAATACGAGTGGGCACTGGCGCCGAAGAACTGGAGGGAGATCCGATGAAGGCCCTCCCCATACAGGTCGACGGCAAGCTACCCAACTTAGCTCATGAAGGCCAGCGCTTGGCATAAAAGGCAAGGCGTTTTCTTTAGGCATGTTGTATAGAATCCTGACATAGTCTACGTAGCGTGCGTCTTCTCCTGGAACAGGCCTAAAGCTCTCGGATTAGCCAAGATGTTCAACTGCGAGGTTAAGATCGGCGGGATCGGCTTCAACACAAAGCTGCCAGACGAGATCGAGCACATCATGCCCGACTACGACCTCTATGGGATTGACTACTCGATGGGCTGGGAACGATTTGGGAACGGTCGACGTTAA